TGTTAGTAAATATGGTACTACACCAGGTACTATGATTTGGAAATCTAAGGATGGCGAGTGTCAAACTTATAAGGCACTGTTAAAACCTGGATTAGTTCGCACACATGCTTGTAATTTTCAAGGTTTTAATTATAAGTTAGAGACCGAATCATTTAATGGTTTGTGCATGGGAGTATGGTTGTCGAATTCAGTTGCACGTCAAATTATTGGTGTTCACCTTGGGGGTAAAGGCCTCTTAGGCGGAGCAGGTATGCTTACCTATTCCATGATTGTTGATGCAGAAAGAAATCTTCGTAAAATTGAGGGATTACTCCTGCATAAAAGCGAGGGTGAAATGATGCTTAACCAGTATGGTGTTCAGTATTTTGTGGGAAGTGATATTCATCCTAAAAGTCCGGTTAATTTCCTTCCTGAAGGCTCCAATATTGAAGTATTTGGGAGTGTTAGTGGTGGTACTACAGCCCATTCCTCTGTTGAGGATACAGTTATTTCTCCTTATGTTACAGAGGTTTGTGGTGTCCCTCAAAAATGGGGCCCACCAAAATTTGGACCACAGAAATGGAAGCCTTGGCAAGAGTCTCTTGCTCATTCCTGCAAACCTTCGGTAGGTATTGAAGGACATTTACTTAAGCAAGCAGTCATTGATTATAAGAAACCTTTAGTTGCACTTCTTCATTCGAAGGAATATATTAAGGAAGAAATTGTTCCATTGACTGATATGCAAACTGTTTGCGGTATTGATGGAAAACGTTTTATTGATAAAATGAAAACGTCTACTTCTATTGGTTATCCTCTTTCAGGTCCTAAGAGTGCATATATTACCATTCTTAATCCAGATGATTATCCGGATTATGCATGTCCTGTTGAATTGGATGCCCAATTTTGGGAGGAATATCGTCGTATGGAGAAAGCTTATCTCGAAGGCAAACGTGCTTATCCTATTTTTAAAGCTTCATTGAAAGATGAACCTACTAAACTAACTAAGGACAAAGTGCGTGTTTTTCAAGCGGCACCTATTGCTTTACAATTAGGGGTGCGTAAATATTTTCTTCCAATTGCTCGTTTTCTTTCACTACATCCTTTTGTTTCTGAGTGTGCTGTTGGGATTAACGCTCAAGGCCCAGAATGGGATCAAATGTCTCGTCATATGAAGAAATTTGGTGATGATCGCATTCTTGCCGGTGATTACAGCAAGTACGATTTACGCATGCCAAGTCAGATTGTTTTTGCTGCCTTTCGTATTCTTATCGATTTAGCAAAAGAAACGGGTAATTATACTGAAGAGGATGTTTGTGTTATGGAGGGAATTGCAGCTGATATTGCTAATCCACTAATGGCATATAATGGAGATTTAATTATGCTTTTTGGATCAAATCCATCTGGACAAAATCTAACAGTATATGTCAATTCCATAGCCAATTCTCTTCTTTTTAGATGTGCTTTTTATGACATTAAAAGTGATTGGAAGAATATTGCTTTCCAACAAGTTTGTGCTATTCTCACTTATGGTGATGATGTCAAAGGTTCCGTAAAGAAGGGCAACGATGATTTTAATCATGTCTCTGTTGCTAACTTTTTATCTGCGCGTGATATGAAATTCACCATGCCAGATAAGGAATCAGAACCAACACCATTTATGATGGATAGAGATGCCGACTTCCTGAAGAGGAAGAATATTTATAATTCTGATCTTGAATTGTATTTTGGAGCGTTGGATGAGGAGTCCATTTTCAAGAGTTTGCATTCTGTTTTGCATTCTAAAGCCGTCACAAATGAGGAACAGTGCATGCAGAATATTGACGGAGCACTTCGTGAATGGTTTGCACATGGTCGTGAGAAATATGAAGAACGCCGTCTTCAAATGGACAATGTTGCGACGATGGCTAATATACGTTATGGATGTACACAACTTGATGTGAGCTATGACGAGGCCATGCAACGTTTTAAAGAGAAGTATTTAGATGCTTCTAAATAGAGTAAGACCCACTTTTTCCAGTGGTCGGTCACTTAACCGGGTAGAAATAGGATATGTATATACATGGATACCAGATTTTGTAGTTTTTCTATATTATGCTACATGTTTAGGCTTTATATACATTTTTAACATTACGTGACTATATATTATGTGTGTAAATATTGTGCAAGTAGGCGCATTGATCGGTGTTCCTACCTAAGTCTTAAATAGATTAATAAAAGTAAAAATGAATGTAAAAATAATAATTCTCAAGTTGTGAATGACAACAGTAAACATTCAGGGACGGAGTCCCGAAATATTCCTCGTGTGATACGTTGTGATAAACGTAAATATCACGAGATGAGCAAGAAAGGTGCTCAAATTAAGACATTATGTTTGTTTTGTAATAAAGGAGAATTACATTGCAGGTGTCTTGCTGGAGATGATGAACCGGACTATTATGATGTATATCTGAGTAGAGAGAGGGAATTTTTACCTGATCTTGTTACATCAGATGATACTATTTTGGATTGCCAGTCTGGAGAATCAAACTACAATACAATGATTATGCAAGGCTCGAAAAATACAACGTCTGAGAACGTTGAATTTAGGGACCAGAATCCTGCATGGGTTCATGCAGTGGAGTCGGACCCTGATCCTTCATTTGGTGTTGCAGATCAAACTGATGCTGATTTAGGCAACTTTTTCGAGCGTCCGTTGAAGATTTTTGATGTTGATTGGGCCACTACTGATGCTAATTTTGGTACAGTTTTTAACCCTTGGACGTTGTATTTCGAGAATCCACGGGTTGCGAATCGTATTTCCAATTTCAACAATTTAAGGTGTAAATTGCATCTTAAGTTTGTTATTAACGGGAATGGATTCTTTTATGGAAGAACCCTAGTTTCCTATTCGCCTTTGCCCACTTTCGATAACACCACACCTACACGTGCTTTCATTTCTCAAGACTTGATAGGTGCTTCTCAGAAGCCTCATATTTTTCTTGATCCATGCACCTCCATGGGAGGTGAAATGGTTTTGCCGTTTTTCTGGTTTCATAACACGTTACGTATCCCGCGCGCTGAATGGCAGCAAATGGGATCTATTGATTTGACAGCTTTTACTCAGTTGCGACATGCAAATGATGCCACAGATGCCGTAAGGATTACTGTTTTTGCTTGGACTGAGGATATGGTGTTATCTACACCAACTAATCAAAACCCCATCACATTAGTTTCTCAAAGTGGTGAAGAGTCTAAGACGAGTAAGAAAGATGAATATGGTGGATCTGTGTCTGGTCCTGCAACAGCATTGGCCAAGGTTGCTGGTATGTTGAAGAGTATTCCTCCCATTTCTATGTACGCACGTGCGTCTGAATTTGCATTGAGTGGGATTGCTGGAGTAGCTTCCACGTTTGGATATTGTAGGCCTGTTGTGGACGCCCCAATTGTGCCTTATCGACCTGCATATATGGGCAATATGTCCAATACTAATGTACCGGATTCCACGACAAAGCTTTCTACCGATTTGAAACAGGAAACAGTTATTGATCCCCGAACTGTGGGTCTTTCAGGTACTGATGAGATGTCTATTAGAAGTATTGCCACTCGTGAGTCTTTTTTAACTACGGTTGATTGGCCCACATCTTCAATACCGAATGATAGGTTGTGTACATTTGGTGTTACTCCATATAATTGGGATGAATTTGCTGGTGGAACCAATTTGGAAATACATATGACGCCTGCATGTCATGTTGGTTGTCTTTTTGCTAATTGGCGTGGTACTATGAAGTATAGATTTCAAATCATGGCTTCTAATTTCCATAAAGGTCGTTTGCAAATTCAATATGATCCGTATGATTCTACAGAAAATGAGTTTAATGTAGCATATAATAGGATTGTGGACATTTCCGAAGAAAAGGATTTCACTATTGAAGTAGGATGGGGCGTTCCGAATACATTTTGTGCAGCAACTAATCCTGGAATTTCTGCACTTAATTTCCGACGTGATGGTACGACTTTACCTTTTCCTCTTTTAGCCCAAGACATTTATAATGGACAGTTGTCTATCTGGGTACTCAATGACCTTACTGTTCCTAATAGTGTTGTTGCAAGTGATGTGGCCATTAATGTATTCGTTTCGGCTGGTGATGATATTGAATTCATTAACCCCACCACAACTATAGCCGATTTAGTGTGGTTTCCCAATCCTACTTTACAAGCACTTCAAGCACCACCTGAAGGTGAATCGAAAGATACATTTACTGGTATTTCGCGTGAAGAATTTTTGAAACCGGTAGTAGAGAGTAGTGAAGAGACATTGAATCCGCAGTCAGGTGAGGAGTTGGCCGCACCAGATATGGAGGAAACTACTGATCCCTCCAGGCCAGTCACAGGCATGCCTGATATGTCAGTGTCAGGTCCTGCGGATTTAACTAATCCTCTGTCATCCATTTGTTTTGGTGAAACTATTCCATCTATTCGTAATCTGCTTAAGCGATATTCTTTTTACGCTTTTAAGGTAATTAACCGTAATACAGCTTCGGCTTTTATGGCTACGAGTGATAGGTATATGGATATTCCTCTTCCAGCAGGGTATGCTCCTAATGGAGTAAATTTTGATGTGGCCGGGAATAATTACAATTTTGTACACCAAACATATATGGGATGGATGTCTCCGTGTTATCAGGGCTTTCGTGGTGGGTTTCGCTACAAGCGGGACTTCCATTCTTTGCGGGCGGGCCCTACAATTTTTGGGGGATTCGCTACAGCGACACGTTCTGCCAATACAGCCATTCCACCCGGGGAAGGCATAGTTAATTTCAATTTGTTGTTGAACTCACCATCAGAGAGGTCATCTCACATTGAAAATTTCTCTCCTGCATATTCTGGCACTATTGCAACGGATTTGAGTAAGAACAATGTTTTGGAGTATGAATTGCCATATCAGTCTCCATACAGATTCCAACCTACACGGACTTTGGAACCTAATGCTATACCAGCTATAGAGTATTCCACAGGACATGTTATTGCATCCTGTGTTCCTAATATTGGCACTAGCGACTCTGCATTTTATAATACGTATGTCGCTGCCGCTGATGATTACAGTTTGTTCTTTTATACAAACGTGCCAGTTTGTTATTATCAGCCATCTTTCCCTTCACCTAGCACATCATTGTAAGGGAATTTCAGGAGATAGACACTCCTTATAATTAAATATAGTTTTATAGATTTCTAGCAGACAAGATAATCTTACCCTCGGTGGC